TTTTATTTTTTTTGATGATAGTTAATTAAGTAAGTAAGCAAGTCATTACGGAGCTTCTGAAGTGCATTTTAAATTTTTTTGATGATAGTTAATTAAGTAAGTAAGCAAGTTAAAAAATAATTAAAAAAAAGATAAAAAAGACTTGAAAAATTTATAAAAAAAATGTTAAAATGAAAGTGTTAATAATACTAAATAATTTCATATAAGGAGACAATATTATGGAAACTTTAAACAATACAACATTAAAAAGACTTAGAACGATTTCTAATAATTTATTTTCTTTAGCTCAATTAGGTGAACAACAACACCAAGCAAAAGAAGATAGAGAGTTACTCAAACAATTTGATATTAAATTTGGTAATTGTACATATGATCCAAACGGATTAGCTACATTTAAAGTTGAATTTAAAATAAAAGGAACAGATTCTCGTGAATTAAGAGATTTAAAAGCTTTTGCTAAATTATATAATTTAGATATTAATAAAGAGAACCCAACCTATAAAATTATAGGTTACAGAAGAAGAGCAAGAAAAAATCCTTTTGTTATGGAAGATAAAAGAAATGGTAAACACTATGTAATATCAAAAGAAAATGCCCAAGAACTTTTTGGAAAAAAAGAAAAGGTAGCTTAAAAGTAATTCAAAGTTCCTCCCCTAAAATCCTCATTGATTAATTTTGATGAGGATTTTTTTAGAAAATAAAATAACTCTTGAATTAACGATTTAATGATTTATACTGAATATATTAATAATACTTAACATCATAAAGGAGACTAATTATGAGCATTAAAATAATAAACCAAGAAAGAAAAAACTACATAGATTTATGTAGAACAGTTAGAAATGAATTAGACAGAATTTATTTAAGTTTAGATTCTGTTCGTTCTAATCTTAGTAACTTAGGAGATGAAAAAATTGAAAACATTAAAAGTGCCACTGAATCAATTAATGACAGTTTGCTAGACTTATCATGTGAAATAGATGAAGTTTCTAATACATTAGATACAGAAGTTGTAACTATGGAAACACTATGTGAAGATAACTCTGAAGAAGATGATGGTAATTATGTAAGTGGAGGGTTAGGAATATGAGTCACCCAATAAATGATCAAATTTTAGAAGAGATCGGCGAACAAGCATACGACCTAGCACTTGAACAAGGATTAAAAGAAAATTCAAAAGAATTTTTTGAATTTATAAATAATAAAGTAGTAGAACTTTTTGAAGAAAGGGGAGAATAATGGTGCATACAATTACATTTTTTGATGATTGTGTAAGTGATCTAAAAATTCCAAAAAAATGGGAGGACATCTCTTATTCAAATGATGTTTGTCCAAGTTTTGCCTATAAAGGTTATCAAATTTGGATAGACCATATAGATTATCAACAAAGAGAAAATGGACAAGATACTTACAGATTTGCAGTTACAAAAGAAAAAGAATATGGAGAAGGTGTTAACCCTCTTTTACTAACTGATAATTTTAATGTAGTTTTAGAATTACTTGAAAAATTAAACCCCCAACCGAGAGAGTAAAAATGAATAAACAATTAAAAACTTTTATCGTTACAACCTTGGCTCGTGCAGAGTGGAAGTTTGAAGTTAAAGCATATGATCCATCTGAAGTAGAAGAAAAATGGATTGATGGCGATTATAAAGAGTTAAATAAAGGTTTGCCTACTGACATCATTGATGAACAAGTTACTTGTATTCAGATAAAGAAAAATTGATTATCAACAACAATTATATAAGGAGTATAAAAATGAATTTTAGATTAATAAATGATATTACAGAATATCAAAATTTAAAAAATCAATTAAATGTAATGAAAAATAATTTACATCTTTTTCAAGAAGATGAAGAATTTAATTTATGTTATCAATTAATAAAATCTTCATTAACATTTTATAAAACTAAATATGAAAATAGTGATGAATATGTATAAAGATAAACCTTTAACCTATGGGTCAGTATGTAGTGGAATTGAATCTGTAAGTGTTGCTTGGAAAGATTTATTTAAACCTAAATTTTTTAGTGAAATTGAAGAATTTCCTAGAGAAGTTTTAAAACATCATTATCCTCATGTTCCATTGCATGGAGATTTTACAACAATTAAAGGAGAAGAATATGGAGCAATTGACATTCTTGTGGGAGGAACCCCATGCCAAAGTTTCTCAGTTAGTGGACTTAGAAAAGGGCTTGAAGACCCAAGAGGAAATCTCTGTCTTGGATTTGTTCAACTTATTAAAAGAATTAAACCCAAATATGTCGTATGGGAAAATGTCGGAGGAGTCCTTACAAGTAACCAAGGGAAAGACTTCCAATGTTTCCTCACATCGTTGGCAGAATGGGGGTATGGTTTGTCGTGGAGAATTCTTGACTCTCAATACTTTGGAGTACCCCAACGAAGAAGAAGAGTCTTTGTTGTTGGATGTCTTGGAGACGACTTCAGAAGTGCAACCCAAATATTATTTGAGTCAGAAAGCTTGTGTGGGAATATTAAAAAGAGCAAAAAAGAGAGGAAAAACGATTCCAAACAATTTGGAGAAAGCTTTGAAATTCATGGCTCAACAACTGCCAACACCCTCTGTGCAAGAGACTACAAAGGAGTAGCAACAGACAACCTACCTAATCATGGTAATTTAATTTGTGAAAAAAAAGTTTATGAGAATCATGGTCAAGATACAAGATTCAAAGAACTTAACGGAGTAGGTCAAACCATTACATCAAGTTGGGGTGTAGGGGGTAACAATCAATCTTTAGTTACAGAAGAAAATTGGAGAGTTAGAAAGTTAACTCCAATAGAGTGTGAAAGACTTCAAGGTTTTGAAGATAATTACACTCAGATTCCCTATAAAGGAAAATCTAAAGAAGATTGTCCAATGAGTCCTAGATATAAAGCATTAGGTAATTCAATGACAACCAATGTTATGAAATGGATTGGTACTAGAATTTATAAATTAGAGAAAGGAGAACTATGACAAAAATAATTGATCTTTTACCTTTTCGTTTAGAAAAGATATTAAATTCAGATTCTCGTGTTATTGAAGATAACAAAGAATTAATTGAAAGGTTTAGTAAAGAGTATGGATATACTTGGAGAATCACAAAAAAATATTTGAGAAAAGATAATGTTGATTTGCTTGTAAAATCTCAAATTCGTTTTTTAGAAGTTTTTAAAAAAGATGATGAAATTTGAAGCTTCAATTTCAAAAATATTTTTTGATGATAGTTAATTAAGTAAGTAAGCAAATGAAAGGAGAAATGACGATGGAGTTTTTAAAAAAAATAACTCTCTTTGTTTTAACCATATCAATAATATGGTTTTTACTACTAACTTTAATTTTTTAACCTTAAAAGGAGACAACTAATGATTATAGAACTAATAACTGCCGTATCGATTGTTAAAGGAACGATTGAGTTCTTTAACAAAGACTTCTATGTACAAAAAGATTATATGAATCATAACTTTGATTGTACTTGGGAGTATGGCAAGAGAACGACCATTACAGATCCAACTCTGTTTAAGCTGACAGACCCTAATGGACAAGACTATGTTATGTGGAAACAACAATGCGAAGAAAGGAGTGAGTAATGGGTGACTATGAATGTATTAACTGTAACGATTTATTTCACAGAGATGAACCACCTTATGATGGATACGATCTATGTGAACTTTGTAGTAAAGAAAAGGAGACGACTAATGATTAATGAAAGCTTTGTTTTACTCATGCTCTTAGGCAATCCAGATGGATCTTATTCTGAACGATACATAGGCAAGATTCCCTCATGTATCGATCATGCTGAAGATGTTATCGAAAGAGCCGTAGATAAATTAGGTATCACTAATAACCAAGGATATATCTGTATCACGAATGAGGTATGGAAACATCGGCAGCCGAATCACAAATGTGATGAACGAATCTTGACTAAGAGTTGTAACATGCCAACACCTAAACCTAACCCAAGAAAAGGAGACGACTAATGACACCTTACGAAAAATTTGCAAAGAAATATTATAATCAGTTAAGAGGATATACTGTGATTGATTTTAATTTAGAAAGTGATCCATATGATGATGATATTATATTTCCAACTTTTACTATGAAGAAAGCAGGGAAGACAATTAAAGTATCTGTTAGCCAAGACGAAGAGGGTAATAACGGAGGACACTTATTTATAGAGGAGGATGGCTAATGAAATGGGGATTAACACCACCTAGTAAAATAGAATACATTACAGAGGATCATTACATCTGTGATGTGAATGGACATAAGGCTACTACAAGTAGTGGTGCGACTATTAAAGTGCCTAAAGATTATTTAGATTATTACACCATGATAAAGAAAGGAGGTGACTAATGGCTAAAGCAGATTACGATTACGAGATACTAAGTGAAGTTGAACAATTAGAGTTAATTGCTAATGTTCACAAGTTTAGATTACTTGTAGGTCAAATTCAAGTTATAAAATGTAAGTCACAAGATGATTTTTCTGAGACAGTTGATCAATTATTTGATAATATATTTAGAAACCCATTACTTAAAAAGGAGCTTCACTAATGACAAAAATAAGAAAGATTATACACAAACATGATAAAGCTAATTTTGTAACTCATAACGATGTTATGATGATTGGACATAGTCATACATTATTAGGTACTTTAAAAGCCGATTATAAGACCTTGGAGAGAGTTTTTGGCTCTCCTAACTCAGATAACCATTGGAGAATACAATTCGACTCCACGAGTCTTTTTAGCCAAGTTGTTATCTGTTCTAAGGATTCTCATTATTTTAATACTTTTATAAAAGATGTTAAATCCTGGATTGTTAAAGGTTATGACCATAAATTAATGAATCGTGTTGTGACAGAGGTTAAAAAATATGGTTAAAAAAGATTTAAATCCAAAAGAACGACTCGAATTAATTGAACAAACATACTCTCGGTATGTCCAAGGGTATATCAATCGTAAGGATGCTGCGAATATCCTTAAAGAAACGAATGCATCCAACTATGAATCCAGATTAATTGGATTAGATTCATATCGAAATCGTGATGTTGAAAAACCTTGTGATACAGAATAATGGATTGTTAGCACTATGGTATTAAACATTAAAGTCTGTATTAGGGATGGGTGTGATAATCTGTTGCTTAAACGACACCAAAAAAAATATTGTTCTAACCGATGTTCTGCGATTGTGAACAACCATAAGAATCCGAAAAGAAAAAAGATGGATCGTGGTACATTTCAATGTTTATCGTGTGGGAAAATCAATTCTAAAAAATCTAACACCTTAAACAAGTATTGTAATATGACTTGCAATCAAAACCATAGATGGAAACTTCGTAAAGAATCGATTGAAAACGATGAACTTATGGGAAGCTCTGTTGGTGCAAAAAGAACTTTAATTCGTTACTTTAAAAAAATGGATAAATGGTTTTGTACAGTTTGTAAGTTAGGCACGATGACCAAAGAGGGTCATAAGGTGTCGCATGAGATACATCATATTGACGGAAACCCTTGCAACAACAGATTAAGCAATGTTGAAATCAGATGTCGTAATTGTCATGGAGTAACTGTCAATTTTAAAGGATTGAACAAGAAAAAACACAAACAGGAAGAGGTAAATTAATTAATATATTATATAATATAGATAGTAATATAGGTAGTAATATAGGTAGTAATATATATATTAAGTTAACAGTTAATAAACAGTTAATACATACATTAATACATACATTAATATATATATTAATATATTACTCCCCCTCGGTTAATAAACCGAAGATAACACGAGAATAACATATTGACAACCCCCCTTAATTAAATTATTAATATAGGGATTAGACTCTCGGTTAACCAACCCCGGGAACCAAGAGTTTATACAACTAGGAGACAAAAGAATGAATACAAATAAACCCAAAGCCCGATTCGTAGAGCATACCTCATGTAATAATTGTGGTTCTTCGGATGCCAATGCTATATATGATGACAACACAAGTTATTGCTTTAGTTGTAATACATATGCCAAGATTGATCCGAATGAAGTTGGAACTGTAACATCTAAAATTCAACCACCCATTAACCCAAGTCCGAACAACTCACACTTTAGTGATTTGTTTGACAGAGGTATCTCTAGAGAAACGGCAATGAGATACGGAGTAACAGTTAGAGGAAGTGGCAGAGATATTACTCACCACATCTATCCATACTTTGATAGAAACAATAGACCGATTGCAAAAAAGATTCGAAGAACAGAAGATAAAACATTTCATGCCGAGGGTAGTTTACCTAAAAGCATATTGTTTGGTCAGAACATCTTTAACGAGGGAGGTAAATACTTAACCATTACTGAGGGAGAGTGTGATGCCATGGCTTGTTATGAAATGTTTGGACAGAAGTATTCTCATGTCAGTATCAAGACAGGTTCTCAAGGAGCCGTAAATGATTGTAAACGAAACTTTGAATTTATAAATAGTTTTGAAAACATTACTCTTTGTTTTGATATGGATAGTCAAGGACAAGAGGCAGCTAGAAAAGTTGCTGAATTGTTTCCTCCTAAAAAAGTTAAGATTATGAGCATGAATCTTAAAGATGCAAACGAATATCTTTTACACAATAAAAGAAAAGAATTTGTTAATCTGTGGTGGGATGCCAAAGTGTTTACTCCAGAGGGTATTATTCTCGGAGAAGAAACTTGGGAGTTAGTAAAGAACGAAAAAGAAATTGTAAGTCTTTCCTATCCTTGGGAGGGTATGAATAAGATTACTTATGGTATGCGACTTGGAGAACTGTGTACTTTTACGGCAGGATCAGGCATTGGTAAATCAAGTGTGATGAGAGAGTTAGCATATCACATTATTAAAAACACAACAGAATCTGTAGGATGTTTATTTCTTGAAGAGTCTGTAGAGAGAACGGCTAAAGGTTTAATGTCTGTACATGGATGTAAACCTTATCATCTACCTACTTGTGAAGCTACCGAAGAAGAGAAAAGGATTTCTTGGGAACAAACATTAGGAACAGGAAGAGTTAGATTGTGGGATCATTTTGGTTCTACTGATATATCAAACATTGTTTCAAAGGTTCAATACCTAGCTAGTGGATTGGATTGTAGATATATTATACTTGATCATTTATCTATGGTAGTCTCTGCAATGGAGAATGGAGATGAAAGAAAAGCCATTGATGAATGTATGACTAAATTAAGAATGCTTGTACAAGAACAAAAGATTCATCTTATGATTGTCTCTCATTTAAGAAGAGGTACTTCTGATTCTGGACATGAAGAGGGGGCAACAGTTAGTCTCTCACAGTTAAGAGGTTCAGCAGGTATTGCACAGTTAAGTGATATGGTGTTTTCTTTAGAACGAAACGGACAACATCAAAAAGAAGAAGTTAGAAATACAACGAGCATAAGAGTTTTAAAGAATAGATTTTCTGGAGAAACCGGTCCTTGTTGTTGGCTGCAATGGAACAAAGAAACAGGCAGAATGACCGAGGTTGAAGACCCTAAATCTAAGACAAAGAAAAATGATGATGAAGACTTCAACGTTTAATAAAGTTGTTTTAGATATAGAAACAGACGGCTTGGATGCAAAACTAATTCATTGTATTTGTGTTCAAGACTATGAAACAGAAGAAATGTTAGATTTTGTACAAGACGAGTGTTATACAAAGTTTGTTGATTTTGTTAATGAAAATCCAAATAGAAAATATATTATGCATAATGGCATTAGTTTTGATGTGCCTGTTTTAAATAAATTATTAAATCTTAAAATTAAATTTAATCAAATTATTGACACATTATTATTGTCTCAAATGTATCAATCACACATTGATGGTGGACATAGTTTAAAGGCATGGGGCAAAAGATTAAACGGAGAGGGAAAGATTGAGTTTGATGATAGTTTTGAGTCTTACAGTAACAATATGCTTATATATTGTAGGGCAGATGTAGACTTAACACGTAGAGTTTGTAAATATTTGGCTACAAAACTTAAAGATTTTTCTAAAAAAAGTGTTAGTCTTGAACATAAAGTTAGATCAATTATTAATTGGCAAGAAAGAAATGGATTTTATTTAGACCAAAGAAAAGCTAATGTTTTAGTGGCGACTCTTACAGATGAGTCTGAAATTATTAAACAAGAGTTACAAGAAATATTTCCACCCATTACTCATAAAAGAATATCAGAAAAAACGGGCAATTCTTTAAAAGATATAATACAAATATTTAATCCAGGCTCTCGTAAACAAATTGCAGAAAGACTTATATCTTTAGGTTGGAAGCCAAAAAAATTTACACCAACTAAACGACCAATTGTTGACGAAGCTGTGTTATCTAAAATTGATTTAACTGAAGCAAAAAAAATTTCTCGTTATTTATTATTGAACAAACGAACTTCACAAATTAAATCGTGGCTCGATATTGTAAAAGATAACGGAAGAGTTCACGGCAAAGTTATAACACTTGGTTGTGTATCTCATAGAATGAGTCATTACAGTCCCAACATGGCTCAAATTCCAGCTGGGTATTCACCTTATGGTAAAGAATGCAGATCGTGTTGGACAATAGAAGACCAAGATAAATATGTTTTAATAGGAAGTGATGCAGCATCTTTAGAATTAAGATGTTTTGCACACTATATTGATGATCCAGACTATACTCAAGAAGTAGTGCATGGAGACATACATACTTATAATCAAAAGTTAGCTGAACTTCCTGACCGACCTACGGCAAAGACATTTATTTATGCATGGTTGTATGGAGCTGGAGATGCAAAAATAGGATCTATTGTTGGGGGTGGTATACAAAGAGGAAGACAGTTAAGAGAAAGATTTTTAAATGCTATACCTGCATTAAAAAGATTAAGACACTATGTAGATCAATCGGCTAAAACAGGAAGAATAAAAGCCGTAGACGGAAGATATCTGACAGTACGTAATCAACATTCTGCGTTAAACGTTCTATTACAAGGAGCTGGTAGTATTGTTTGTAAAATGTGGTTAGTTAATATTGTACGTAAATTAAGGCAACAGAATTTGGATGCTAGACCTGTAGCTAATGTCCATGATGAAGTTCAGTTTGAAGTTTTAAAAGAACAAGCTGAAGAATTTGGTAACTTAACAAAGGAGGCAATGAAAGATGTAGAAAAACAATTAGACTTTAACTGTCCACTAGACAGTGAGTATTCAATTGGAAATAATTGGTCAGAAACCCATTAAACATTTGACAGATTGTATTGAATACTATATTAATTATAATTGAAAAGCTTTTAATTAATTAAAGGCACAACTTTAAAAAAAGGAGATAATTATGCCAATGATTTCTGGTATATCACATTGGGCAAAGGTTCATAAACCTGCCATCGACCAATACAATCCCGATGGAATTTATTCAATCGACGTAGCCATTGATTCAAAAACTAAAAAAACTTTAGATAGTTTAGGACTAACTCCAAGAGTTAAGAATGATGGAGATGATCGAGGAGATTATATTAAAATTAAAAGAAACCATAAGAAGAAAGACGGAACAATCAATACTTCTGTAAGAGTTGTTGATTCTACTAAGAATCCAATTCCTGATACAGTATTAATTGGTAACGGCTCAAAAGTAAATGTTTTATTTGACGTCTATGATTGGACATATGGTGGTAAAAAAGGTGTTGGGGCTAGTCTAAAAGCAGTTCAAGTTATTGATCTTGTAGAATATAAGAAAGATACAGATGACTTGCCAAATGTTGACGGAGGTTTTAAAGCTACGTCTACTAAAGGTGCTACAGACGAACTCGACGATGAACTTCCTTTTTAGGTTTGTCTCCTAGTATTATTAACAAACACTCCTAAAAGGAATAATTGATGGCTAACATTCAAACCTTAGTATCTGATATTTATGGACTCTTTGATAAAAACTCAAAGAAACCCACTCAAAAAGATATGGATATATTTTGTAAAAATGTTAGCCAATCAATATTAACTGCATTAACAGAAAATTCAGAAGGAAAACCAAGAAAATTAAGGATGTCTGGTTTAGGAAAGCCAGCTAGACAGTTGTGGTACGAATATCATAAACCAAAATTAAAAGAACATCTCCCTCCTTATGTTAAAATAAAATTTTTATATGGACATATTTTAGAAGAACTGTTGTTGCTTTTTGCTAAAACAGCAGGACATACAGTGTCTGATGAACAGAAAGAATTAAAATTAGAAGAGGTTGTTGGACATCAAGATGCAAATATAGATGGATGGGTCGTTGATGTTAAGTCTGCATCACAATATGGGTTTAAAAAATTTAAAGCAAATAATATAACAAAAGAAAATGATTCTTTTGGCTATTTGTCTCAAATAAAAGCATACGGAGAAGCTCAATCAAATGATAAATTAGCTTTTTTAGCTATCGATAAAACAAGTGGTGCAATTGCATTGGCAACACCAAACACTGAAGACCTACCCAACATGAAAGAAAAAATAAAAAAATTAAAAAAAAGTTTATCAGATAAAAATAAAATACCACCAAGATGTTACGAGGATATAGAGGACGGTATGAGTGGTAATCGTAAACTATCTGTTGAATGTAGTTATTGTTCTTTTAAGGTAGATTGTTGGGATGATTCAAACGATGGAAAAGGATTAAGAAAATTTATTTATAGCAACGGACCGAGATGGTTTACTGAGATAAAAAAAGAACCAAATGTTTCTGAGGATATTCCATAATGGTTCCACAATTAAAAAAAAATAAAAAGTTTAGGTCTAAGTTTGAAGCTAATGTGTGTGAACACCTCACAAAAAAATTAGTTCCTTATAAATACGAAACTATTAAAATTCATTATATCATTCCAGAATCTAATCATACATACACTCCTGATGTTTTATTAGAGAATGGAATTATCATAGAGATAAAAGGTAGGTTTGTAAAAGAAGATAGAAAAAAACATTTATTAATTAAACAACAACTACCACATTTAGATATACGTTTTATTTTACAAAACTCTAAATCAAAACTTTACAAAGGAAGTAAAACAACTTATGCTCAGTGGCTAAGTAAAAATAATTTTTTATGGGCTGAAAAATACGTACCTATAGAGTGGATTAATGAAAAACAACAAAACAACATACAAGACACACATAAAATACACAGTGGATTCATCGGAAGGAGATCAATCAACAGCAAAGGAAGGCGAAAATGAAAGAACTTTATTTAGAGCCGTTATTTACCAAGCTTTGTTGGATGCCTCTTCTCCTAATGTTTTATCTAAAGAAAGTTTTATTTTTAAACACGATGCAGTACGTTGGTTTACAAAACAAACAGGGGTTACTGCATCTTGGTTTGTTGATGTATGTGATCTTGCCAATCTTAATTACCAACAAGTTAGAACATTTGCTAAAAAACTTATTACAGAACCTAAAGATACTAATTTTCAAAGAAAAAGATTAAATGTATTATTAAATATGAAAACCCTCGATGAAGTTATCGATGATTAAAAGGAGACGACAATGGAAGACCTAATAAATAGCCCAACTCATTATAAATATAACGAAAAAGGTATCGAGTGTATTGAAGCTATCGAGGCTGCACTTACACCTGAAGAATACCGTGGGTATCTACGTGGACAAGTTATGAAATACACGTGGAGATGTAATTATAAAGGTAAACGATTAGAAGATTTACAAAAAGCTCAGTGGTATTTAAATCGTTATATTAATTTACTAACAAAAAAATAATGGAAAATACTTTAAAAAATAATAAAAGAAAATTTGATTACAACAATTATAAAGAGTGGGATAACGTTGCAAAATTAGCTGTTCGTAGTTTTTTAGAAAGTTTAGGTTGTGAACTTTTTCCTGATGTTGAAAGTTATGATGCCGATATAATGGTAGTACAACCAATTAAATCTTATCACGAGGTTGAAGTAAAACTAGGATGGAAAGAAGAGTGGCCCTCTTCTTGGAAGACAGTACACATTCCTTACAGAAAAAAAAGATTAATAGATATGATGAAAAATAAAGATGAATTAACTTTTTATATTTTAAGAAAAGATTTAAAACAAGCATGGACAATTAAAGGATCTGAATGTAAAAACGAAGTAGTTGCTGAAGTTCCAAATAAATTTAAAGCAAAAGGAGAATTGTTCTTTAATATTCCAATAAAAAATGCTACACTCATTAACTTACGGTGATATCCCAATACTTGAAATATGTGCTGCAATAAGTGCTTGTGTTTCTGTTTATTTTTATGGAAATGGCTCTTTAAAAGCACCTTGGATAGGATTATTTTCTCAAGTTTTTTGGTGGCTGTGGGTTATTGAAAATAATTTTTATTTTATGATGACCCTAAATGTTTTTATGACCGTAACCCATATTAGAAACTTAACTGCAATGAAAAGGAGACAAAAATGACGACAACTAAAGAACTTCCATCTGTATATCAACAATTCATTCACAAATCTCGATATGCTAGATGGCTGCCCGAAGAAAATAGAAGAGAAGAATGGCATGAAACAGTTGCACGATATTTTAATTTTTTTGAAAAACATTTAAAAAAGAATTGTAATTATATTCTTGACCAAAAGACTAGGGAATACCTAGAAGATAAAGTTTTAAATTTAGAAGTTATGCCGTCAATGAGAGCATTGATGACCGCAGGACCAGCTTTGGAAAAAGAAAATATTGCAGGATATAATTGTTCCTATATACCTGTTGATCATCCCAAAGCTTTTGATGAAATATTATATGTTTTAATGTGTGGAACAGGAGTGGGGTTTAGTGTTGAAAAAAAGTACATTGAAAGTTTGCCTATTGTTGCTGATAATATGCATCCAACTGAAACTACTATCGTCGTTCGAGATTCTAAGCTCGGGTGGGCAAAAGCATTTCGGGAAATCCTTACATTATTATATGCCGGGCAAATACCAAAGTGGGATATCTCTAACGTACGAGGAGCTGGAGAAAGGCTTCACACATTCGGTGGGCGAGCTTCTGGTCCCGCCCCTCTTGTCGACCTCTTTAACTTTGCCACGGAGATGTTTACTAAAGCACAAGGACGACGACTCACTTCTCTCGAATGCCACGACTTGGTGTGTAAGGTCGGAGAAATCGTTGTTGTCGGAGGAGTAAGACGATCAGCTATGATTAGTCTCTCCGATTTAAATGACAGAGAAATGAGAGATGCTAAATCAGGGGAGTGGTACCGTATCGAGAGTCAACGTGCTTTATCCAACAACTCTGCTGTTTATCAAAACAAACCAGAAAATATTGGTGTGTTTATGGAAGAGTGGTTATCTCTCTACAAATCAGGTAGTGGTGAACGAGGAATCTTTAATAGACAAGCAAGTAAAAAAGTTGCAGCCAAAAACAAACGAAGAGATACTGATTTTGAGTTTGGAACCAATCCTTGTTCAGAGATAATTTTACGACCACACCAAGTGTGCAATCTCAGTGAAATCGTAGTAAGAAATGATGATAGTGAACAGACTTTGATAGATAAAGTTAAAGCAGCAACTATTCTTGGAACCATGCAGGCTACGTTAACTTCTTTTAAGTATCTTCGTAAGTCTTGGAAAGAGGCAACTGAAAAAGAAAGATTGCTTGGTGTTTCTTTAACAGGAATTATGGATCATAAAATATTAAGTGGGGATATTTTTAATAAAGAAGTATTAAAAGATTTGCTTGTAAGAATGAAACAAGCATCAATTGAAACAAATAAAGAATGGGCAAAAAAATTTAACATTAATCAATCAACTGCAATTACTTGTGTAAAACCATCTGGTACTGTATCACAACTTGTTAATGCAGCTTCGGGTATTCATGCAAGACACAATGATTATTACATAAGAAGAGTTCGTGGAGATAAAAAAGATCCACTAACACAGTTTCTTATGTCTCAAAACATACCTACAGAAAGTTGTGTAATGAAACCAGATTCTACATCGGTGTTTAGTTTTGTAGAAAAAGCACCGTCAAATGGCATTACCAGACATGCTAGAACGGCTATTGAACAATTAGAACATTGGTTAATTTATGCTGAACATTGGTGTGAACATAAACCAAGTATAACTGTTTCGGTTAATGATGATGAGTGGCTTGGTGTAGCTGATTGGTGTTGGAGAAACTTTGAAGATTTAACAGGAGTTTCTTTTTTACCTAATTTTGGCCATGTGTATCAACAAGCACCTTATGAAGATATTGACAAAGACACATATAATAAGTTAAAAAAAGAACAGCCAAAACAAATTAATTGGAAAGAGTTAATGAACTATGAAAAAGAAGACCACACTAAATCATCTCAAACATTGGCTTGTACCGCAGGAGTTTGTGAAGTAGTTGATGTATAAAACATACCTAACGTTACCAGAAGTTGTTCCAAAAAAACTATGCGATACTATGATTGAAGAGTCATCATCGTATGATGAGCATTTGGCTGGTGTTATGTGGAAAAAAGAAGCAGACTTAAAAAAAGATAGAAATTCTAAAATTAGATTCTATCCTATAGATCATTGGGTTGTTCCTAAACTTTGTGAAATTGCAGCAGAAATTAATAAAGAATATTATGGATTTGATATTTCTAATTTACAGTGTCCTCAGTTTGCCGAATATAAAAAAGGACAACACTACCAATGGCATCGAGACATTTATCCACCAGAACCTGATGGTCCTTATCCGGGATTAATAAGAAAATTATCGATGTGTATTCAGTTATCTAATTTTGAAGATTATAAAGGAGGGATCTTACAAGTTAAGAATATGGATGGTAAAATAGAACCAATAGAAGGTTTTAAAAATAAAGGAGATATGATTATGTTTCCTTCTTTTAATCTTCATAGAATAAAGGCAGTGACAGAAGGAACACGTCACAGTTTAGTTTGTTGGTTTATGGGACAACCGTTTAGGTAATTATGAAAGAAGATATTGTTTTCCGACCTTGGGGTACTTACAGAGTATTAAAAAGAACTCCAAAAATGGTGGCAAAAATTCTTCATGTCTATGCGGGACGATCAATGTCTGTTCAATACCATAATTTTAGAGAAGAGCATTGGAAAATACTAGAAGGCCAAAGTTCGGTCCTCATAGATGACCGGTGGTGGGATTTTATGCCTGGAGCTAGGGTTTATATCCCAAAAAGAACAATTCATTGTGTACGAGCCTCTATGGGCCATATAAGGATATTCGAGGTTTGGAACGGTGAAAAATTAGACGAAAACGATATAATAAGGGTATATGATGATTATAATAGTTAGTGGAGGGTTCGATCCAATACATTCGGGCCATATTCAAATGTTTCGACAAGCAAATAAACTTGGAACCGTTTGGGCAATTGTAAATTCTGATGAGTGGTTAATTAGAAAGAAAGGATTTAATCTAATGAACTATGATCAAAGGGAAAGTATTATACAATCTAATCAGTATGTTGATAAAGTAATTCCTGCCAAAGATAAAGACAATACAATCGTTTCTAATTTAGAAGTGATTCATAAAGAAAAGATTCCGTTTGTGTTTGCTAATGGTGGGGATAGGATTCCAACGAATACTCCTGAAGTTTCTTTTTGTATGGAAAATGAAATACCGATGATATTTAATCTTGGAGGAAATAAAGTTACCTCCTCTTCAGAAATTGCTCAGAAATTTCTTGAACAAGCTTGTAAATAGTATATACTGTTAATTGAAACAACGTCGTCAATATAATCCCTAGAGTTGGGAAGGTGTTTAGATACCGTAAGACTCTAGGGATTTTTTTTGCCTCAATTATTTTTCAGCACAAGCATAGCTATTGATCTCTAGACCAACAGATATTTCAGTGATTTTAGGTTGTGTCCATATTGACATAACAACTCCATTGTTAAAGGTTAACATTAGTGCTGGTTGTCAAAGACCGCAGCCACTATAGATGATTATAATAACACTTATTTAGATAAACAATACTATTTTTTAAGATTGTCTCTAGCTACACCACGAGCCTTCTCGAATGACCTCATGCCACCAAGCCCGAGCAAAGCTATGACTAACGATAAAAGTTCATCCGTTTGTAAATCAGGCAAAGAAACACCGGGGGCCCATATAGCACAGGCCCACTCGGCTAGGGGAAGAATAAAAAAATTTGTAAATAAACCCAAACAAGCTACCCACATTATGGCTGGTCTAGCTCCTGACACAAATATGCTAGGATGCTTGGCTTGTTCTGTATTGGCTTTAGCTTGTTCTTGAGCAAGGGCTAATGTCTGCTTCCTTAACTCGCCATTAATCTTAGTTTTTAAATCTTTGTCTTCGACAAACTTGTCTAGGATTTTTCCGGCTACTCCGATAACACTGTTAGCAATCATTCTTCTTCCTCTACTCCATTAAGTTTATCTATTATAACATTCTTTATTTGGTCCATCAAAACATAAGCTTGACTTAAATTTATACTGCCTACAAAGTAATCAATTAGAGGACCTTTATCATCCATTAAAATAGTAATCATGCCTGTAGCTTTTAATTTAGGAACATCATTTTCTATTCTTTTAACACCCTCTAATACCATTTTTTGATATTCTTCAGAAGGTATTTGTAAAGCAGCAGTCTTATCAAAAAACTGTGGCTCACCGTGTTTAAATAAATTTACAACTACGTCTTTATCTTTTTTATCAGTCATTGTCCTCCATTAAATGTTTCCAAGGCAAACCATGAGCTATTTCTGTAACAGTCCATTGTGTAAAAGCTAAGTCTTGTAATAGCTGTTGTCGGTCTTCCATCATTGGTTTCTCAATATCTTTTAAACTATGGCTAGAGATTGGATAAGTAAAATTAAGATTACTAGGTGTAATAACAGGGACACCATTAAGCATACTATCCACCGATCCCCCACTTGTGAAACTAACTGTTGCCCAACAATCTTTAAGGTCTTCTTCAATTTTTGTTGTGTTTCCTTTAACCAATTCAACATTCTTTTTCTCCTTAATAAAATTTTCAAACTTTGATAAATCATAACCAGAAATCAATGGATGCATACGAACCTTTATTAAACGTTTAGAATGTTTTTGGCATTCAATTATATTATCTTGTAACCATTGTAATATATTTGTTTCTAAAGTAGAAGCATCCCCTGGAAGTTGCATAAGAAATAATATATGTTTACCATCTTTTCTCCATTCTTTAACCTCTATATTTAAATCGGTTCTTAGAATACCCCAACGTTCTTTTTCACTATTCTTATTGTTAAAACCACCTAATGTATCCATATAATGATTTTTTCCTACTCGATAGTATTTATGATCTTCTGTTATTGTTCTACCTAATAAAGGTGTTTCAAGAACCAAGAAGTCTCCTTTATGTTTTTCTCGTATATCATTTTTTAAAACATGATGTGGATTGTCTCTATTCTTCCAAGAACCAAACATAACAGCTACATCACACTGCATGTAATGTGGAGAGTTTGACAAAAAAACTAAATGATCTGTTGTTGTTCTAACTCCATGACAGAAAGCTGTTAAACAATTTAAATGTGGATCTTGTACGGCCGTGTTAATAAACACTCCAACTATTTTTTTATTCTTCATCAAACAATTCCCTATACGTTGTTGTATTATTTTTTTTATTTAAACCGTCGTTCCATAAAGCTGGTATTAAACCAGTGCCATGAACATTGATTTGTAAATCAACTTCTTCATTTTGCATCAACTTTTCAAAGTCTTGAGCTTGAGCTAACAGTTCTCCTGTTGTCCAAAATGGTTTATTGTCTTCACCTACAGAAACCTTTAACCATTTTTTTGTACCATCTTCTCCTAGTTCATTCTTATCTTTAGGTGGTCCATCGTTACAAGAGTCAAACCCATAAAGATGAACCGTTCTAAAACCAAGAGTATGGACTAAACCAATTGACCTCATACCAGCACAGGTTCCTCCGGTTATTAACAATCTATCTTTAAAATAATCCCAACCTTCAATCGCATTACAATAAGCATCCCATCCTATAACGTTAGCTTTCTTATCAAGTAAATGAGTTACAACATCTGTATTAGACATCGTAGCTACAAAGTATTTAATACTAGGATGTGGTTCAGCTAATAATTCTTTTCTTACAAAACCATGGGTAGACTTTTCGTGAAAAGGTCTAGGATCTAAAACTGTACAGCCCCAAGGTTGTATACCATTTTCAAGAAGTATGTTGTGGCTATGTTTAACACATATAATTTTAACACCGTTATTTTGTTCAATCCGAATATTTTCTAAATTATTTTTTAATGAGGGACCCGCAGAGACAATAGCAACTTCTTCGTTATTCCACTGACACTTTTTTAACATAGAAGGTATTCGTTTTGAATTTGTCAAGATGTTTGTACGAATCTCTTCTACAGGCATACAATCTTGAGGTTGTACAATAATTGGTTTTTTATTGCTATTCTTTGGTTGATGCTGCACATCTGTTTTTATATTAGCTACTTCTTGTTCGTTCTGTTTAAACTTTAACATTCCTTTATTATGGTAAAGATATCTTACTAAAGGAGAACATTCAAAAGCATTAAGGTCAGCACAATAAGGAGATAAATTATATATTTTCATACCATGAGCTTGGTGTAGTTTTAACAATCGAGTTAAGACAAAAGCATCATGCCACTCTTTATAGTTAAAGACTTCGCCAGTATTCCAAGTTCCATATAGGTCTGCGATTACAGCTTGATTTAAGTCACTCATCTTTAACATAAAGAAACCAGCTTCTGCATAGTTGGTTGCTGTACGATCTAGGATACAAATATCTTGTCCTTCTGGTAGCCACTCTGATAATTCTTTGTGTGTAATTTTATTATAGGTTACTGTGTCAGCATCTAACCAAATACCTATATCACATTTTGGTGGGCTCTTAACAAAGAAATCGTATTCAGTATAAACTTTATAAGCCCAACGATTTGCATCTGTTCGCCAGTTAGATTTGTTAGGATTGTCTTTATGAGTTTCTAAAAACTTACATAAGCCATTATCATTATCGGTAAGGTCAATAAATTTAACTCTTTTTTTATCATAGTTTTGAAGACCGACTTCTGGCCAATCATTATAGTAAGCATAAAGCTTAACATCTTCAGGCCAATTCTTTACAAAACTATCGATACATTCTTTAGCATAAATATTCCAATGGTCGCCTCGAAACGATGTTACTACTGCTAATTTATTAGGCATGACGGTTTGTATTCTCCTATATTTAAAAACATTTGTTTTAATGTTCGTATGTTTGAATTATCCATGTGTGCTTTTTCTGCATACCATTCTTTTGAAAACGGACAATCTTCATATCCTTCTAACCAAGGACCTCCTAATGAAAAATGCACAGCATTGGGTTGAGTTGTTTTATATTCAGTTATGTCAGGAACATAATTCCAATAGGGATTAATCTCACCCACACTCCCAGGACCGTTCTTTAACCATTGAAATTGATGAAGGTCTAGTCCTTTAGCTTTGTTTACCATGTCTACAGTTAATTTTTTATTGTCAGGATGATCCATATTAAAAGCCATTAACGAAGACCACAACTTACAATTATACTTGGTCTGTATTTTGTTGTCCATCTTATACTCTTCATTTGGATTATAATTAAAATGCACAGACATTACAGGATATTCTGAATCTAAACCATCTACTAATTTTTTAATATCTTCAAGCCACAAAAAATCACAATCACAAAAAATAACCCATCCTTTAATAGAATTTAATCTAGCTAATTCAGGAACAAGAAATCGAGTGTGGCTAAACTCTGTAGAAAAAGGAGCTTTGTCTAAAACATCATAATGTTGTCCATTCTTATCAATCTTCCAAGCCCTTTTAAATAAACCAGCAGATCGTAATGAATTATGCATAAGTTTTGTAACAGTAACAGGAATAGATGAACGTCGAATAACCGAATGTTCAGCTACGTTATATGCATCTATTTCTCGTGAGTCCCAGCCAATAACAACATGAATGTGGTCCATACTTAATTTATAATGAATCTAAATTGCAATGTCAACTAATTAGAACCTTCTATATCTCGTATCTCTTGTTGTAGTTTCTTAGGATATTTTTTAAAACCAAATATTGCTTCATCAACTTTTTTCTCAATAGTTGTATTTTGAGGGTTAACTATTAAATGATAATCTTCATTTAAATTTGCTTGTTTATTATGTTCAATTATTTTTTGTCTGATAATTTCTAAATCTCTTGCAAACTCTTTTCTCATATCATTAATTTCTTGTGGAGAATACTGTCTTTTTGTTTGTTGTGTAGTTAAGTTATACAAAGCAACTCTAGTTCTTACTATTTCATTTGTAAAAAATTCTTGTAGTTCTCTAGATGCATTTTTAGAAAAATTAGTATAATAAGTTTTTCTTCTTGCATCAGCTATTTTTTTTGGAGTAAAACCTAAAGCATATAAAAATTTTTCACCAGCTGTTAATACTTTATTTTCTTGATCAATCACAGAAGGAGTTGGTACTGGCAAAACAGATGTTCCTCTTTCACTTCTTATTCCTTTTTCAGGATATTCAAAATAAGATTTATATGTATATGCAAAAGGTTTTGGTAAAAGTTTAACTAATTCTCTTTTATCTTCATATTTTGCAGCATTCTTTATAGCCATCGCCATTCCATCTAGAACACCTAAAGAAGGAGGACCTAAGTCAACTAAACTTGTTCGTCCAGTTAAAAAATCAGCAATTATACCTGTTATAGGAAATGTTCCTAATGTTACACGTCTTCCAATATCTGTGCTAGCAGCTTGACTTAACCAACCTCTTGCTAACATATCTGCAAACTCAGGATTTGTTGTTTTAGCTATATATTCTCTCATAGTTTTTTCAACATTAATATCTACTTTTGCAAATTGATTATAAGTTGCTTCTACAATTTTTTGAAAATCATCTAAGAAAGGAAGTCCTAAAAAACCACCCATTCCTACTAAAGCAGTAGCATATAAAGCCGCAGCTTTTTTTCCATCTGGACCATAATATCTAGCCATTCTATTAACTAAATTCATTTGATTAACAGCATAATCAGCAAATTGAAAAAGAAGAGCACCGAATCCTCTAGTTAAGCCCGGTTTACTAAGCCTTCCATATAAATGTTGAGTTTCTTCAACAGACATTCGAGCACCTATTTCTTTTAAACCATCTTTTTGATCTTGAGTCATAGAGCCTACATCAGTGCTTAAATCAATTCCTTTTTGATTAACTCTTTCTATAAATAAAGGATTTGCAGAAAGATTTTTAATCATTCTTTGTAAAGATACATCTGAATTTAAAATATCATATGCAGAAACATAAGTTCCAAAACGATTTAAAGCCTCAGAACTACTAAACATAGTTGTTAAAACATTTTTAATTTTAGTCGGAATAGGTTTAGCTGCTTCAGCTATAGTTTTAGTTTCATTTTGAATTAACTCTTCTTTTTCGGCACCTATTAATTGATTAGTTCTACTACTGTTTATAAAAGTTGAAATTAAATAATTAAGGTCTTTAAAAGGTTTAATTCTATTAGCAAGAGGAGAATTAGCAATTTTTTCTACACTAATTGCATTACCATATTCTGTTGTTCCTTTTAAAGGACTAAAACCATATTTAATAACATCTTTCATAGCAAGAGAATGTAGTTTCATAGAGTTCAATAAACCACCTCCTAATACTTGACTATTAAAAATCATAGCAGGAACAACTTGAAGTTGGTTTACAACCGCAGCACTAGCATCTGTTAAAAACCACATAAATCCTAAATTTCTAAAACTATTATGCTCATTAGGAAATTCTTGCAAATATTTTTGATGAGTTTTTATTAAGTTTTTTTCTTGTTTTGTTATTGTTTCATCTTTGTCAACATCATCTACAACTTCTTTAATTCTAGGTTTAAATTCTGTTGTTGATGACCAATTTGAAAATGCTTGTATTTGATTAACTAACATTTCCATACCATCGGTTGGTTCAAATCCAGCTATTACTTTAGACTCTTTAAAAAAAGAAGGTCTTTTTTGAAAAACTTCTACATCTTTAGCTTTTTTAACTAATTGTTCTTTTTCAGGTTCAGATAAAGAACTTATGCTTGGAGTAACTTGTAAAAAATTATCTAAATTTTGAGCAAATCCTTTATCTAAACTTTTAACAATTTCATTGTAATTATTTTCTTTTAAACCACTATGAACATATTTTAAAATAGGTTTACCATTTTTATCTTTTATGATTACATTATTTTCATCTGTTAATTTTTCATTTGGATTAAATTTTTCTTTTAATTTTTGTTCTATTTGAATAGCCTTTTTTTTATTTTTTCTAGCTTTTCTAGTGCTTTTAAAAATTGGAGAAGAATTAATATTTTTTGTGTTAAAAGCTTTCCACATTATAGTTCTTTTTATAACTGATGGCTCTGCTGTTAAATCAGGTTTACCGTTTTTATCTCTTGGATATTCTAATTGGTTTTCAATAACAGAAAGATATTCATTACCTTGTCTGCTTAAAGGAACATAAGTAGAAGTATCTCTATTTTTTTTTAAATTTAAAATTGAATTAGCTACTTTTTCAATAGCATCGATATCATTAATTAATTGTTTTTTTTGTTTATCTGTTAATTCTTCTGATGCTAGTTCGTATTTTTTTGTTAAAATATCTTTAATGCCCACAGGATTTGTAACGTCAATTAATCTAAAATCTTCTGGATTTAACATTTCAATTAACTGTTGAATATGAAGTTTTATTGCATTATCTTTTTGAAATTGACCTAATTCAACTAATTTATTTAAAGCATTAACTTGCAATTCATCTAAAACTAAATCACCTTCAATTGTTAATTCAGTTCCAAAATATAAATCTGCAATACCTAAAACCTTTTTACGATTTATTTTTAAACTTTCTTCTTTAGTTGGATCATTTCTTAATTCAGCTTCCGTAATTATAATTTTACCGTCGTCATTAGCTAATAAAATTCTTTTATTTCTTCTAGCATAAGTAGCAGCCATTATAACTTCACCTACTTTTTTATTATTTGGTAATTTTAAAAAAGCATCCGAAATAATTTTAGCTTGTTGATTATTTAACATTACTCTTGAATCTTCTTGATTTAAAACAGGATTAAAATATCTAGCAATAGCTTTGCTTTTAGTAGCTAATTGGTAAAGATCACTAAAAAATTTATCTTTAAGTAAACTTATTTGAGAATCGTTTTTATCAAATCCTTTAATATTTTGAGTTACTTTATTAATTTTATTTAAAGCTTTTCTGCCTTCTTTTGTATTAGGATTAACACCTTCTTCATCTGTTGCTTGTTCTAATATTGTTTCTACATCATCAGAATTTTGAGCTTGTTCACTTTTTTCTTCTTGAGGAGGCAAAACATAATCTTTAACTAAATTAGTGCTAACAGCATCTTTAATTTCTTTTTTAATTTGTTTAGTAGTTTTTTTATTTTCAGTTTCTAAAGACTCGTTTGTACCCATAGATGGTTTAACACTTTTGGGTTGTATATTAACAAATTCATTAATTTTTTTTATAGCCTCTGATCTACTAGGAGTTTCAAAAATATTTTGATCAACGGTAACTATAAAATTTTTTTCTTTTCTTTTTTTTGGTTTATTAATTTGATCTTCTTGTTTTGTAATGTTGTTTAATTTATTATCTACAGTTTTAATTCTGTTATCATATATTTTTTTATTTTTAGCTATCTTTTGTTCTTTAAGAATGCTTTTTCTTTGGTTGTTTAATTCTTTTCTTTTTTGATTTAAATTATTTAATCTGTTTATATTTGCCTTTGTTAAGTTAGGTTTTTCTTCTACTACTGTTTGTGTTTCTTGTATTGTGCCTACTTCTTGTTTATTAGTAATAATACTTTCTACTTTTACACCAGTTTCTTTTGTTCTCTTTTTATTAAGTTTAATTTTAGGTTTTATTATTTTTTTATTTTTTACTTGATCTTCATTACTTCCTATACCAGAAGCTATAGCTCCATCAACATCAGCTATTCGATAACTTCTTCCATCTTTAACTAAAATACCTGTTTCAACTTTTGAATCTAATAGTTCTTTAACATTTAAATCTACTCCAAATTCTTTATTTAAAAAGTTTTCAATTTTCTTAGGAGTTACAATAGATTTTTTAGGACTTTTTTTAATAAACTCATCAACAACAGAGGCACGAATAAAGTTACTTCTTTTATCAAGTTCTTTTATTTTTTGACCTTTTAAACCAATAGTTTCTTTTGTTTTGTATCCTATTTTTTCAGAAATTTCTTCATTTGTTTTAGTCGTTGAATCTTTTATTTCTGTGCTTGTTTGATCTTCAACTTTTTTCTTAAGTGATTTTAGACTAGCTTCAATAACACCTGTTGGACCTTCAGCTACACCTTCTAAAACAATTGAACCAATAGATGATATTTTACCATCAGCTATTAATTGAGCTGTTGCCTCACCCGATGCACCAAAAGTACCTGCTTGAACAATCTCACCTGCACCTTTAGCTATATTTTTTTTTACAGATTCTTTTGCACCTGCTCTAAACAAACCTGTTAATTTACCAGCCATACCAAAAGATAAAGCATCAAAAGCTGCAATTGGAATACCTCTTTTAAGTCCATATTGTCTTGCTTTATTAGAAACTATTTCATTATCTAAGGCTCTTGCTAACATAGCTGGATCTGTAACATCAATACCCATGTCTGAAAAAGAATTTAAAAAAGAAGCACCATATTCTGTAGAACCACTTACTGTTGCTAAAATACCTACAGTAGCTAATGTAGGAGCCCCAACAAAAGCTGCAGCAGCACTTCCTAAAATAGCAGGTAAATATGTACCAAAAGATTCAGCAATTACAGGCCCAAGAACAGCTGGGTTGTCTGCCAAAGCTGACATAGTTTCTTTTAAACCTTTAGCATTAACAATTGTTTCTAAAGTTTTTGCATTTCTTTCTCCCATTGGAATTTCTGCAATTCTATCTTGATATCTTTTAATATCAGCAGCCGCCTCTTCTGGAGTATTAAGACCTACATTTTCTTGAAAAACATTATAAGCAATTTGAGCATTACGAATACCACGTTCTAAAGGATCAAATGTTAGAGAAGCTAAAATATTACCATCATCTTCTCCCAAACCAGAACTAAGAGGTTCGGTAGGTAGAGAAGTTTCTACAGAAGGATCGGGTGTAGGAGGAAAGTATTTGTCTTGATTTTCTTTTAAATAAGAATCAATTTGTTCATTGGTAGCATTGTCTGGAAACTCTATTCTACCAAAACCTTCAAGATCAACAAGTCTAGGCATTTACTGTTTTCCTTTTATTGGCTAGGTAAAGTTCTTACTTTACTTAGTTTATGGTTGTCAATTTCCGATCTTATCTTCTCGGCTTTAAGAAGTAATCTTTGAGTTGCATTTGAATCAAGGTTTCTTACGTCTAGAAGTGACTTTTGAACAAGTTCTAATTCAGTTAATAAATTTGTCATGTAAGGATCTCTTTTTCGATAATATTCTGCTTCTGCTCTTGTTTTTTCAATATCAGCCTCACCTTTTTGGAAGCCTACTCTAGCACCTAATCGATCTCTTTCTAATTTTTCTGCTTCTGTTTCATCTTTTCCTAATGTTTTACCAGCAGCTTGAACCCCTCTAATTATAGCATTAAAATTACCCATTTCAGGATTTTGTAATATAGCTTCACTAGCTGCTAAAGCTGCATCAGAATAATTTGTTTCTTTAGGTCCATAAGCTTTTTCAAACTCATCTTTAGTTACTGAACCAAGATTAAAATTATCCTTACCAATTTGGTCAAGAATTGAATACTTCAAAGGTGTAACTTTAGTGTTACCTTTAGCTGTTTGACCACCTGTTTGACCACCTGTTTGACCACCTGTTTGACCACCTGTTTGACCACCTGTGATTACATCCTGTACGTTTTGTTCAACGTTCTCTTCACTAGGATTTGCTTTAGCACGTCTTTCTTCCAAAATTCTTTTATCCTCTGCCATATCCTCTCTCATTTTTTTATTTCTTGCTGTTCTTTTATCTTGTTTTTCTTGATTTAAAATATCTATCTTTTCATTAAAAGGAAGTTTTAAAAAAATATTTCTATCTTCAATTGAGCTAATACCACCAACAGGTGAAGAACCTCCTCCTTGAAAACTCATACGACCACCAATATAAGCATTTAAAACTTCTTGTGGATCATACCCCATTTTAGTTACTGTTTCAGGAGACTCTTTAGCTAATGCTTTAATACCAGGATTAACTTCACCACCTCCAGCAAACAATCCAGTTTTAGCTCCTAATCCATATACACCTAAACCTGCCGACATTAGTTGTTGTCCTGTAGAAGGAGGTGCTTGATATAAAGCATCAGATTTGTAAGTTGAAGTTGGTAAATTAAAACCACGTAAAATAGAAGACATTTCTTGAACTTGTTGAGAAGGTAATGTTGTTTCTCTAGCAAAATCTTCATAAGCAATATCTAAAGCTTTTTGTTGTTGTGCTTGTTGTGCTTGACCAACAGCCTCTTGTGCTCCTAGACCAGACAAACCAAGTTGTTGAGATTGAGCACCTAATTGACCATACTGTTGTCCAGATGCTAAAGCTGCTGCTCTATCAGCTGCGAGTTGTTGCATAGCTACATTGTAAGCTTGTTGAGAACCAGTAGCTTGAATATCAGCAGTTCTTTGTCCTAGTTGTCTAGCTAATTCTGTTTCTTGTAAAGCTTGTCTTGATCCACCAAATGCACCAGCTCCTACAGCCGAAGCTCCAATTTGTTGTTGTATTTTATTAGCATCTCGTAAAGCCTCTCTTTTTTGTATATCAATAACAGCTTGTTGATAAGGACTCATACGAGAAGCAATAGCATTAGGATCAGTAGATTGAGTTGCAGCCGTTCCCGTTAAAGCTGTAGATGCTTGTAAATAAGGTTGATATGATTCCGATGCATCTTTAACACCAGCAAAAGCAGTTTGTTGTTCAGGAGTAAATTCAGCTAGTCTTTGACCTTCATATCGTTGAAACGGTTCTGTAGTTACTGCTTCGCCTCTTTCAAATAATCTTTCAAGATAAGGTTGAAAATACTCAGGTATGTTAGAAACAGTTTGAGATGATTGCATTGGAGGAGGAGGTGGAGGAGGGGAGCCACCACCACCAAAATTAAGAGTCATACATTCTGTTGGAGATTTATCTGAAAAAGGATTTTCTTCTAATCCTACACCATATTGTTTTTCTGAAAGTTGTAATCTTTTTATTAAGTCAGCCATTTAGTTCTCTGTGTAAATTGTTGTTTATTAAATCCTAATCGGTCTGCAATCATATTCCATTCTAACCTACCCGTTAACTCTATACCATGCAACCGTAGTTTTTTTGCGAGTTCCTCTAGTTTTTTAAATATTTGTTTACCTAATTTAAAAGACAATCCCTTACCAAAAACAAACAAAAGTTCTAATAATTTTTTGTTGGTGGGATATGTATTTATTCGTATAACATAACCTGCTAATATTTTATCATTGTGTATTATTTTTAACAAACCTAACTTTCCAGATTCAATATGATCTTTTAATATTTCAGGTGTATATTTATTGTTATACGGCATTCTTTTTATTTCCTCTTTAAACATTTCAAACAATTCGTCAATGTCACTAAATGAAGTGATTTCTTCTACTTTAAGCAGCTGCTGTCCTCATAAGCTGTCCTAATCCTCTTTGTAATTCTGCGGGTTGTTTAGTTGTTCCTGTTTTTTCTTTTCGTACATTTTTCATTAAAGCATATAATTTATTAGAGCCTTTATCATAACTTCCATTTCCTAATTCTGCAACAATATCTCTAGGAACAACAAATTCTTGTGGGCTAACTGCAGCAGCTCTTTTTCCTTCAATGGTAGTTTGAATAAGATCATCCATACCTCCACCCGGTCCTTGAATTTCCCCAGCCAAAATCCCACCCGCCTGATATTGTTGCGGGTTCATGCCCAAATAACTTTGTAATTGTCTAGTTCCCTCATCAGAAGAACCATCTCCAATGTGGCCAACAACATCTGCTGGAATTACAAAAGCATTCTCTTGAAGATTTTTATCGGTTTCAACCTCACCACCTTGAGCCATTTGTTTTTTATTAGAATCACTATATTGTTGATACATTTGTTGACCTATTTGTTCTCCAAGGCCTAATTCACGAACAACATTCCCTGCAAGATTATTAGGTAAAATACTCAAATAACTGTCTATAAATTGTTTTTCACTCATAGGATTATTATATACTCCCGAGCCAATACCAGAACTTTGTCCTGTAATTTGTTGTCCAGTATTTTTAGCTAATCCTGGCACATTACCACCTTGAGCCATACCAACTCCTCCTCTTAATGTATTAATAGCCACATCTATTTCTTTTCTAGGTATAGATTGTAACAATTGTTCCATGTTTTTATTACCAATATTATTCATAGGTTGTTGCATTTGTGGTTGAGGTATATTTTGTGCTTGAGGTGGAGGCATAGTAGATGGTGACATAACTTGTGTTAAACCTTGTAATGTTTGTGAAGGATTAATAAAAGGTTTTTGAGCTTGTGACATAATTTTTGAAATACCTGAAGAAACTCCTACAGTTTTTCCAGGTTGAGGGGGCACAAATCCTTGGCCTTGTGTTGTACGTCCTCCTGCAGGATCCATAATATTTACACCCATTCCTCCAGCAGGATCCATATAAGCTGGTGAAGATCCTCCCATAGCAAAATTAATTTTACCTCCTTCTTTAGCTCCCAAATAACCATAAGAAGTTGGACTAACTCTACCATAAGCAATATCTTCTGGATCTGCATATGTATATTCGCCACGGTTTAACGGCCCTTTATAAGCATATTTACTAAAGTCTCTTTTAGGAGGATTAAATTGTGAAGAATCTGGAGGAGGTATTGGGGTTGCTGCCTCTTTTAAAGTATATCCTAAACCTGCCATAACTAATGGATTTACTTTTTTATCAGTTATTATTCCTGTTGGATCTAAAGATATTGGTTGAAGATTTTGTAAAGCATCTATTCCTCCAGAAGCTCCTGAAAAAGTTTTTGATATAGGAGATGCTACTTTGTCAATTAACGAAGTGCTACCCTGACCAACTCTACCAACAGCTCCACTTAATAATCCTTTTGAACCTTGTAAAAAAGAACCACTTCCTGCAGTGCTTCCAATTATATTATTACTTACAGGACTTATAGCACCTGTATACCCAATATTTTTTGCTACTTGAGGTGATATATTAGCAAATCCTTGAGATACACCTGTTTTTATACCTGAAGTGATGCCTTGTTGAGCAGCCTTGTCTGAAAGAGCCATAAATGATGAAGTTGTTCCAGCTTTTGCAGCATTTTGTGCAGCCGAACTTCCTATCCCTGGAGCAGCTCCTTGAATACCTCCTGAAATACCTTTTGCAGCATGACCTAAACCAAAAGATAAAGCACCAGCACCAAGACCAGCAAGAGCACTTCCAGTCTCAATACCTGTTTTAATACCAGAATAAGCTGCGGCTAAAGGAATACCAACACCTGGAATAAAACTTAAACCAATAGGCACTGCATAATCTAAAACAAAGTTTTTTAATCCTTTAAAGAATCCCATTAGTGAAAGTCCCTCCATGCTGTGCCATCATACCCTTGGAACTTATTGGTACTAGTATTAAATCGTATTTGCCCTTTTTGAAAAGCTCCTGTTGTATCTGGGTTTGTAAAGTTTGCATTAAGTTGTATTCTACCGTTTATAGAAATAGACTCATCAACATCAAGTTTAACGTTATTACGATTACTCACAGCATCAGATCCAAGCTTATCTGTTAAGACATTAGCCCATCTATTTAATTGTTCAGCCGTAGCATTGTTTGGATATTTTGGATAATCAGCCATTATCTTTTCCCATCTGGCATGACATCCATTCTAAAAGACCCAAGTCTCCAGTTTGTTCCTGCTGTTGATGTTGATATTCTAACAATTGCCTGTCTGCCTCTTGCTCGTGTTCTTATAAATTGTGTGGATGGATTAACATAAAACGGTCCTTTTTCTATCGGTGTTCCATTTGGAAAATTCTTTGTCTTTAACTTTACAGTTACTCGTCCACTAGTACCTATTGTAAAGTCTGGAATGATTCTATCCAAGTATATAATGTTATCTCCTGCCCCGTAAGCTGGAGGAGTCGTGTCAAATTCAGATGATTCTATAAATGATTCTTGTTTTTGTCCATCGGCTGTAAAAATTCCTTCGGGTTCATTATCGTAAAGATAATTTGTTGTGCTTGTTTCTTGACCAGTAGTCAATACATTACTGAATATAGAACGATCTTTCCATGTTGTAAAGAGGGTTGTACCAAAAGTCCAATAGTTTTCTATAGGGTTATAGGTTACATACTTATCACATTCTGCTGAATTAGCTGAAGGATAGAGCCATGTAACTTCTCTAAATTCTTGATTGGTTCCTGCATACACTTTTTCTTTTTGTTCAAAGTTAAAATCATCAAAGACATAACGACGAACTGTACAAGGAAGAGATTGAACCGAACCATCGAACAAGAAGAAGTCTTTAGCACCCATCCAAAATATTCTACCATCTAATTCTGTAGCTGCATGTTTTCCTGTAATACCACAGTTAGATCCAAGTTGTCTAAACTGAAAGATAAATGGTGGTCCTACAAACTCCATAGAATGTAAAGCATTGTCTGTCCAAATTAATGATTGGTTTCTTGTATTTAAAGCTGTAATTAATCGGCTACCATCACCTAATTGATTCTCACCCGATGTACTACTAACGTTAACACTCCAATTGGTATAATCATTTTGATCAGACCAACGAACTAACATAGGATCAAAAGCACCACCAATTCCATTTGTACCTAAACAAATAACGTGTCTATCTTGTTGTGAGACAAACATATGATTAGAAACACTTGGAGCTGTTGGTATAACTTGTGCTCTTTTTCCAGTTCCTACCGATTCATCCCAAACATATAAACGACCACCCGTTGGAGCAGCCAACATATCTTCTCCAAAATCATCTAGTGACCATTGTCGTAACGGTTCAGTTGATTCTCCCGGAGATACACTAGCTGGTTGATTCCATGCTCTGGCTCCTGATACAGTAACACCTGCATTATAAACTCCAATACCATATCCAAGTTCTGTAATATTACTATTACCTCCAGTATTAATATAAAACTGAAACTTAGATCGTGTTGATATGGTTGTGGTTGCAGAAGCAGCTACGGTTGTATTAAATGTAAATGAATTACTAGCTGCGGATACAACTTCAAATTGACTATTTAAAAATCTGTGATTACCCCCTACGGTTGCAGCTGAGACAATAATAAAGTAATCGCCTTGTTGAGCACCATGACTTGTAGCTGATACTAATATTCTTGTTTGAGAAGCCGCAGTTGAATACGTTACTGTTGAAGTTATTGATGACCTTATAGGAGTAATATCAGAATTAACACCACCACTATAAACGTATAAATGGCTAGGGGTTCCGAAGGCATGATATTTAGTGCCTTCATTACTTGCGAACGAATGTGCTGATCGACCTGTACCCAGAAAGCTTTGCTGAACTTTCTTTTCATACCCTCTAATATTTTCAGGTTTGCCAGCACGGAAACGAACTTTGTCCACATTGTACCAACCACCTTTAGAACCATATTCAGTTGATTCACGATCTACTCCCGGTCTGAAATTAACATCAAATAAAATAGTATCAGTGGACATACTACTGTACCCACCTTTCCCTATGCCTCATCAGGACTTAACGGCCAATGCCATAAATATCCACTTGAAACGGACGTACGTGTTCCGTCAGAAGCCGAAGCATATGTAACATATAAACTAGGTACATCGGTAATGGTTGTTACAGCATTAATAGCTGTAGTCATTGCCGCAGCTTGTGTTCGTACAGCTGCTCTATATGTTTTCCAATTATCAGCAATAGTTACACCTGTTTCAATTTGCCTAACCGTCATCCAATCTGATGGTGCTAATACTTTGTAAGCATTATCATCAACTTGTTCTAGTAATCTAGTTTTTAAACCGGGTGTTACAATTCCGTCTGTGGTTACATCTTCCAATGTATGAGCTACTTTATTGTAATGTACTGAAACATCATCTGTGTTAACAGTATACGTAACTCCTCCTGTTTGTCTATGTGTTCTTCCATCAAGTGTACTTGTTTCTACAACTGGGTAAATACCAATAGCTTTTAATTCTTCTAAAGACCATGCACTAAATATACTCGCCGGATGATGTATACCGTTAAGTGTAATTCCCTGTGCTCCATTTATAATTTTAATTACTTGATCTGCTTTTACGATTGCCCAAGACATTATGAAAAACTCCTTTTTAATATAATTCTATTATTCAACATTTGTTTCATTTATACAACCTTATCGTGCAGTTACTGGAGATACACCATCACCAATAAAGGGTGCTTCAGCAAATGCCATATATCCATAAATATATGAACCATTTATATTACCACCATCTCCACTAGGTCCACCTCTAATTTTAAAACCATTACTTACAAAATCAATAGCCATATTTGCATCATCATCTTCTGTTTGAGTAAGATTTGGTTTTAATGCTTTTTGTACTGGGTTTATAGTGCTTCGTGTAGAATCTAAAATAACCCAGTGATTACCAATATCTAATCCTTTTATAAGTACAAATGATGGTTTAAAACCTGTATAAATAAAAGGTCCATTATTATTATTGTTTCCTGAATATTGACCAATTTTTGAAAAAGCATCTACATCTGTCCAACAATAAGCTACAAAACTTGTACTTGCTTTGTTAGATGTGTCCTCGCCACCTACAGAAAAAACAGTAGAAGTGGGTGTAGTGTCATTCCATACTGCACCAGTATCACTTTGTGAATCATCACTGTCAAATCTCATATAATATGTGTTAGCATTATTGGCTCGTGTTGCATTCATGTAAACATACCATGATGCAGTATCATCTAAATTTTTAACTGCAATAAATGTAGGTGCAGTAGATAATCCATGACCTATAGTTGCAGCACTACCAGTTCCAGTATATTGTACTATAGAAAATCCAGCAGTTGTATTAGCTTGGACAGTTGAGCTAATTGAACCATCAGTATTACTTGCAGTAGTTCCTTTGTTTGCTACCCAGTTCCATGCTACATAACTAATATCAGATTGATTAATTCTTTCGTGGTCTTCACACGAATAACCACCTTTTAAAAACTTTTGTAAACCATCTGTTTGTGTATTTTCTACAGCTGTAAGATTAGAACTTAATTGTTTTTGTGGACCTCTTGAAGAGTCATATATAGTGTGAGACTCAGTGTTATCTCTTGATTTTGCCCATACGAAATCAGATAAACCTTTATCTGTTTCTGGTAGGTTGTCCTGTTGTAAAGTAAGGAAACCAGTTGGTGCTGTATATGCAAAACTTCTTTGACCAAAATTAAATTCTCCTACACTTGCTGAGTCTAACCTATTAACACAAGGATAAAATTTATTAGTTCCATTTGCTCTATGACACCCACCAATAGCACCGGTACCATTAGCTGGATTTGCACTATTAAACCAAGTGCCATTTTTACCACAGTAACCTTTGCCACTATCTAAATCCATAGCAAACATTAAAACATCATTAGTAGATACTGTTGTGTAATTTACTTCATTATCATAATCTAAGTCTATAAACCAAGAACCTGCACTAAATGACCCAGCACTACCAGTTGATAAACCAGCTGATTGTGATGAACCACCATCATTAGCTTGTGAACCACCAGTTGCACCATCATCTTTCCAACCATAAACTGCTGCTCCAAGAGTTGTTATTTTTACTTCCCAATACCATTTCCCAGACCTTACTCCAAATGCTGGTTGTCCTACAGCTTGTATATAAGAACCACTCGTCCCTGTGTTCACTGTAAGATTTCCTTCACTTAATGTAACACCAGAAGATATACTTCCAAATGTGTTAGAGTTTTGTGTCGGACTATCGGTAGTCTGGTCTGTACTAGCTAAATTTGTAGCAGTTAGGTCATTTCCATTACCACTGGTATCATCTCCAAATGCACTGGAATCAGCAAAGGTTAGTCTTACTCCATTTGTTCCATAAGTAACACCTGTTATAGTTTTTGGAATCCATCTGCCAGTTGAGGTATCAGTTTGTCCAAAGGTTGATGGTGTCAATGCTGTGCCATCTATTAAATTAAACTCTGCTATATAGCCATCTAAATATCTTGTACTGTTATGAGGATAATAACCTACAGCTTGTTTTACTGATGTTTGATTTGTTCCATAAGTTGCATCTTGAGCTGGATAAGTTGTGCTACTTAAAGAAGTTACTTGGTCTCCATCAACATAAAATTTAACACGATTTGTTGATGTGCCTTGTGTTGTATCAACAGCTACAAGAAAATGATAAAATTTTGATGTATCTTCAAATGTTCTATTAGTTGCTAAGTTTAAACTAAAACTTCCACCACTATCAAAACCATGTATTAAAATTGTATTATCACTATTATAAATTATACTAAATATATTAACTGCACTTCCTCCAGGAGCATTATCAAAAAAAGAATAAGTCGTTGCTAATTTAGTTGGTTTAAACCAAAAACTAATCGTAAAAGTTGTACCACTTCCATTTGAACTAGGTGTTCTTTCTAATTTAGCACTATCAGCAGAATTAAATATAACACTATTAGCAATAGATGGATTTCCAGTAAAAGGTACAAAACGACCCACTCGTTGCCCACCACCATTACCTTCGTAAACCA